AAGTGGAAGAAGCCGCGTGAGTCCTGGTACGAGGGCATCATGCCGTCCCTGCGCGCCGACCTGGTCGGCGATCACCCTCGGACGCTGGTGGCCACGACCCCGAAGCCCATCGACATCCTGCGTGAATGGGTTCAGCGTGACGACGGCTCAGTTCGACTCATTCGTGGATCGACATTTGACAATGCCGCCAACCTGAGTTCCTTCACCCTGGATGAGCTTGACCGGCGCTATGCCGGGACGCTGATCGGGCGACAGGAACTTTACGGAGAGTTGCTGGACGCTCGCGACGGAATGCTGTTCGCCTATCGTGACATTGACAATCACCGACTTGAATCCGTTGACGATGTTGAATTCACTCACATCACTGTGGGTGTCGACCCGACCCTCACCGAGGAAGGCGACCTCATGGGTGTCGTCGTCGTCGGCCGGGACGCCAAGAACCACATGTACATCCTGTCGGACGAGTCCGTGCCGCTGACCTCACGCGAGGCAGCCCGCCACATCTGGCGTGTCTTCTGGCGCAACGGTGCCGACACCGTGGTCATCGAGGACAACCTGGCCAAGCGGTGGATGACCGACGTCCTGCGCGACAGCTACGTGGAGCTGCGCGACCAGGACAACCTGTTCCCGCCTGGCACATCCGCACCGATCAAGACCACCGACTCCCGGATCGGCAAGAAGCTGCGGGCCGAGCCGGTGGCCCTGAGGTACGAGCAGGGCACCGTCCACCACGTCGGGACGTTCTCCAACTTGGAGAACGAGATGCTGAACTTCGACCCCACCGACAGTCACAACTCGCCCAACCGCATGGACGCCATGGTCCACGCCGCCCGGCATCTCATGGCAGGCGAGAAGCGCCGCATTCGCCTCGTCGACCCACAGTCGTTGTGGATTCCCACCCGTTAGGCTGCTTAGCGCCCTTATGTCCGATACGCTTGTTTCATGACAGATCCTGTGGTACTCGTCCTCCTCTGCCTTGCGGTGGCGGGGATGACCCGTGCCCTGGTGATCGAGAAGCCTTTCGCCTGGTGGCGCACCTGGGTCAAGTCCTGGTCCGGTGAGGATGGGCTGGCCACCTACCTGGTCCACTGCGTCTTCTGCACCGGCTTCTGGGTCGGCGCGGTCAACACGGGCATCCTCTGGTTCCTGCACCAGCTTCCGCACTACAACCCGGCACAGTCCACGTGGCTGGCCTTCCTGACCGTCTGGGCGATCTTCGCCGTAGCGCCCCACATCGCGGACCGGTAGCCGATGCCTAAGCCCATGATCCAGCAGAACTCCACGGGCACCGCCCTGGAGCCGGTCACCTTCGCCGCCGAGCAGCTATCCCCCATCCGGCAGGCAGCCCTACTGGGCAACGACTCCACGCTGTGGAACAGCTACCGGTTCACCAGCACCTCATGGCAGCGGGAAGCCTGGCGGTTCTACCACTGCATCCCCGAGCTTCACTTCGCGGCGAACTACGTCGGCGCTGCCTGTAGCCGGGTCCGGCTGTTCATCGAAGGTGTGGACAAGTACAACCGGCCCACCGGTGAAGTCGACGATGACGACCAGATCGCCGCGTTGGGCCAGACCATGTTCGGCACCCAGCACCAGCAGGCCGAAGCCCTCAACGCCATCGGGGTCAACCTGACCGTCGCCGGTGAGTGCTATGTGGTCGGCCGGTCACCACGCCAGTTCGACCCGGACAAATGGTACGTAGTCTCCACATCCTCGCTGAAGCGACGCAACGGACAGTATGCCGTCAACCTGGGCTACGGCCCGGAGGAGTTGCTGGCCACCTCGGACCTGCTGGTGCGGCTGTGGAGTCCCGACCGTGAGTACATCGTCCGCCCGGACAGCCCGACACAGGCGTGCCTGAACGTCCTGGCTGAGCTGGAAGAGCTGATGCTGTTCGAGTTCTCCCAGATCGACTCGCGCCTGGCCGGTGGCGGCATCGTCTGGCTCCCGGCCGAGATGAGCAACGGCCCGTCGGATGCCAGCACGGCCCCCCAGTCGGCTGACGACGTGTTCAACCAGATGGCCCTGGCCGCGAAGGCTGCCCGGTCCGGCCGTGGCACCGCTGCCGGTGTCGTCTCCCAGTTCATCGAGATCCCCGGCGAGTACATCGGCAAGATGCAGGACAAGCCGATGCGGTTCGACTCGGAGCTGTCGGACAAGCTGAAGGAATACAAGGACGGGGCGCTCAACCGCCTGGCCACCGGCATGAACATGCCCGCCGAGATCCTTCGCGGCATGGGCGACGTCAACCACATCTCGGTCTGGTCGATCGAGGAATCTTTCGTCAAGATTCACATCGAGCCGATGATGGTCCTCATCGCCGACGGCCTCACCAAGGCATACCTGCGCCCCCTGCTCAAAGCCATGGGCAAGGACCCGCTGCGCTACCAGGTCAGCTTCGACACCGCCCCACTCACCGTCCGCGCCTCCCGACTCCAGGACACCCTCAACCTGTACGAGAAGGGCCTGGTCAAGGCCGACACCGTCCTGCTGGCAGGCAACTACAACGTCCTCACCGACACCCCGACCGAGGAAGAGTCGACAGAGCGCTTCGTCCGCGAGCTGATGCTGCGCGACCCAACCCTGATCGCTGTGCCACCCCTGGTGGAGGCAGCCAACCTCGACATCGACATGCCGGAGCCGGTCCTGGCCGTCCCAGGCGACCCGAACGCCCCAGGCCCGCCACCACCACCAGCCCCGGCCAGGTCCGTCGACAACCAGCGCCGACCAGTCGACCCGCGTTCCACCGATACCGGCCCGACCAGGCCAGCAGCCAACCAGGGCACCCCCATCCTGGCCTCGGCCGTCCTCGACGATTCAGGCGAAGCTGTACTGAGGGTTGCCTACGTCGTGGCCCGCCGGGCACTGGAGATCGCAGGCGGCAGGCTGCTCACCCGGCAGGTCCGAGGCCAGTTCCCCGAGGTCCCGAAGTTCGAGATCCACACCAGGATCAAGGTGAACCCAGGCCAGGCTCGCGAAGCCCTCGCCGGTGCCTTCGACCACCTGGTTCTCGACTTCGCCGGGCTCGGTGTGGACACCGACGACATGATCGACCGACTTACCACCTACTGCGTCGACCGGATGGTCAGCGGCAAGCCCCAGGACATGGACAGGCTGGCCATGTATGTCAGCGCGTGAGGAAGAGCCCGGCATCCTGACCAAGGTGCTCCAGGCCATCCGCGCCTGGGTGCCTGTGCTGCGCCGTGCCGTCATGGCGTCCGGCCAGATCGACCCGACAGGTGTGGAAGACGCCCAGCCCGCCTGGGCCGACGAACTCGACAGGGTGATCATGCCCGCCCTGGAGACCGTCGTCGACCACGCCTGGCGCTGGCAGTCAGGTGAGCCGTTCATCTCGACGAACAGCTTCGCCCAGGCCCAGCTCGCCATGACCCGCAACCTGCTGGTCCGGATGCCTGACGACGTCTACAACGCCATCTTCGCCGAGATCTCCACCGGCATGGCCAACGGGGAATCGAACGATGTCATCGCCGACCGGATCGAAGCCAAGATCCTGACATCAGGGAGCGAATGGTGGGAGAATCGGGCAAAGGTGATAGCCCGGACAGAGACGAACCGGGCCTGGAACGCAGGCGTGCTAGCGGCGGCCCAGTACTACCAGCCCCCGGCGGGACGTGGCTGGGTGAAGGTGTGGGACACGGATGTGGATGGCCACGAACGCCCAGCTCACAGGCGGGCCGAAGGGCAGACCAGGTCACTGTCCGACACGTTCCAGGTCGGCGGGGAGGATCTTCGGTTCCCTGGGGACCCAGCCGGGCGTGCCGACAACGTCGTAGCTTGCAGGTGTTCGATGACGATCAAGAAGGAGGTGTGACATGACGATCCGCTGGTACGGCCTCGTGGCCCCCGAGGAGGCTCCCACCGGGGACCGCCGGATGCTTGAGCGGGACATGCTCACCTACCGACGCTTCCCCCTGTACGCGGCCTGGCAGGAAGTCTCCGGCGGGGGCCACTCAGGCTCCGTCGTCGTCGGCTCCTGGGACCAGCAGTACCAGGGCATCGGGGGCGTATGGGCCAGCGGAGAATTCCTCGACCCAACGATCATCCCCCAGGTCACCCGTGCCGTATACCTCCTGGAAAAGAAGCTGATCGGGCCGAGCATCGACCTCGATCCAGACTTCGCATATGAAGTCGTCCCCCACCCTGACCGGCCCGACGAGTTCGCCATGAAGGTCACCAGGGGCAATATCCATGGCGTCACCTTCGTCATGGGTCCAGCGTTCCCCCAGGTCCACATCACCGTCGACACACCAGAAGAGATGACCGTCCTCGCCTCGGCGGGGATCACCACGGCCGTCTTCGCAAGCTCGGGTGTCAACGCTGCCGCCTGGCGCAAGTTCCCCCTGGCCCCTGACCGGGCCACGACGTTCGACCACGACTCGGCCGTGGACCGCATCGCTGCTTGGTCCGGTGGGGACGCGGGCAAGTTCGGGTCGGCCTTCCTGTGGAAGGACCCTGAAGGCAACGCGCTGAACAGGGAGACGTACCGACTCCCCGTGATCGACATCCTTGATGGCAAGCCCTACCTGATTCCTCGTGCCGTGTTCTCCGCCGGGGTCATCATGTCCGGCGGGCACGGCGGCTTGTACGACACCCTGAACGAGGCCGACCGGCTCAAGGTGCAGGAAGTGATCACCGACATCTACGACTACCTGCGCGACCAGTACGCCGACCCGAGGGTTATCGCACCCTGGCAGCGCGGGGGACGTCAGGGTGCCCGCAACGAAGCCGACCAGCCGACCCGAGTCGCATCCCTGGCCGACGTCATGGGGACCTACGACTGCCGGATTACCTCGATCGAGGTGGAGGACATGATCTCTGAAGAGCTAGACGCCTACCTGGCCAGCCGCGTGGCCTCACTCCTCCTCGAACGGGACGTACAGGTCCCTGGCGCAGGTTCGACAGTCGGGGCTGTGCCGGTAGACAGGCCGGTTGCGGATGACGATCTCGGTGGCGACAACATCGTGGCCTCCGGTGTCCTCAAGCCGCCCGGTCACATGTTCGCCAACCCGCAGCTTGGTAAGCCGACCCCGCTCGTCGTCCAGGATGATGGCCGTGTCTACGGGCACCTGGCCACCTGGAAGCAGTGCCACATGGGCGTCGGCAATCGGTGCGTCATGGCCCCCCACAGCCGGACCAACTATGGCCACTTCAAGACCGGCTCTGTCCTCACCGCCGAGGGCAAGACCGTGCGCGTTGGCAAGTTGACGCTGGGTACCGGTCACGCGGACAAGTCCTACGGCGTCGTCCCAGCCGTCGAACACTACGATCACACAGGGCTTGGTGTGGCAGTGGTCAACGCAGGTGAGGACAGCTTCGGCGTGTGGGTAGCGGGCGCACTCGTCCAAGGGGTTACCGAGGCACAGGCAGCCGAGCTTCGGCGTTCGCCACTGTCCGGGGACTGGCGTCGCGTGGACGGCAACCTGGAACTGGTCGCTGCTCTCGCGGTCAACAGCCCAGGTTTCCCCGTCCTGCACGAGGATGTCGACGGGTCGTACTCGCTTACGGCCGCCGGAGTCCTTGACCAGGACGGCGGCGCTGATCAGCCAGGACTCCCCGTCCTGGAAGGGGGTCCAGCGACCGTTGGGCTTGACGCTGTCGACTCGTTCCTCACCGACATGGCCAGGGCTGACAGGGCTGAGGCCGTCGGTCGGGCTTTCCATGATCTTCTACCTCCACAGGAAGGGTGCGGGTGCAACTGACATGTGCGGATGCAACAAAGGCAAGGACGGCAAGCCAGCCCAGTTCACCGTGACCACGGCGAAAGGCGAGACGAAGACGGTCGCCAGCGAGCAGGAGGCCCGAGCCATCGTCAGGGTCTCCGGCGGGGCCTACAAGAAGGCGTGAGCCCGTGCTAGGGTGAAGGCAGAGTAGATGGCCCCGACACGGTCTTCTTCTTCCCTTCCCAGGAAGCGCCCCCAGGTACCTGTTCCCTGGGGGCGCTGCCGTGTCTACCGGGCCTGGGTGGTGACAACCTTGTTCTGGTCATCGACGATCTTCTGGAGCCCGGCCTTGGCCTCGGCCCACTTGGATTCGAAGTCGTTGAAGGTTGCCTTGAGCAGGGCCGGGTCACCTTCCAGTGCGAAGATCTTGAGCTTGTTCGGACCCAGCACCAGGGCGAAGTCCAGCCGGACGGCCAGTTCATCCGTGCCGTGGGCCAGGACGTAGTCCAGCATGGCTTCGACGTGCTTCTCGTTGAGCAACCTGTTCTCCTTGATCTAGCTAGATGCTGGACTGGAACGCGGCCACGGTCAGGACGGGCTCGTCGTCTTCGCCGGTGATCCGGGCGACTGCCGCCGCGCTGGCGGCCTGGATCTGGGGGTCGCGCACGCGGCCCAGGCTGGGCTTGCGGCTAGTCCCAAAGGGCCGTGTGGCGGTGCTGGTAGTTGGGGAAGTCTCCATTGTCGAGTTCTCCTGTCGCGTTGTACTCCTTGACCATCCTGTCAAGGTCATCGCGTTCGCGCACCCGCTCCATGTTGGTCCACAGGTGGTGGATCAGCCAGCGGGCGGCCCTGGGCTTGAAGACGTGGCCGTCGGTACGGCTCATTGGAATCTCCTAGGTATTGGCTACCTAGGACTCCGGCTTGAACAGCATCCCCACCCCCACAACCCTCTCGAACCCGTGCCGGTCACGGATCACGCACACCTTGCCCCGCTTGGTCTCCACGAGGCCGAAAGTCCAGTAGGTCGACGGGTACCCGGCGGCCCAGATCGTCTCCTCCCACCACACCTTGTCACCTAGGGCGACCCTGGTGGCCGGGACCAGGCTGGCGAACCGGTCAAGACCCCGCTTACTCCACGGTACCTTCGGCACGGGCATCCTTTCCCAGGAGCTTGAACACCGCCTCCTCGACTTCCTTCTGGCGCAGCGAGGGACGGCCACCCTTTTTCTTGACCCGAGTGGCCTTCCAGTGCTCGATCTCGGGTGCGAGCCACAGCGGCGTAGCCCGCACCCGAGTCACCGGCTCAGGAAACGTCGGGTCCTCCTTGATCAACTGACAGACCCTGCCATCGGACAAGCCAAGGATCTGGCATACCTCAGCCGTCCCGACCAGCAGCTCAACGTTGACCCGGCGCATGTCAGCCCCTCAGTAGCGCATCAAGCCTCGCGGCCCGCTCAGCTTCCGGTACCTGGACAACCAGTGTTGGCTTCGGACCAGTCCTGTTGCGTTCCGACTTCGGCTCGTCCGGCCCGGCCATACCGTAGCCGGTGGCCTGCATCCACGCCTTCACCTCGTTCGCGTCCCAGATCCGGCCCAGCCTCAGTGACCACACCGGTTGGGGGAAGGTTGGGTCTTCCAGCAGAAGCTGGCCCACCCGCCCCTTCGACCTGTCGATGATCTCCGACACCTCGGCGATACCGCACAGGTCACGCAGGGCAATCAGAGTGTCCGGGTCCTTCATGCCACAACCTCCCACGGCCACCGGCCAGCGGTGCCCTCCTCGATCATCGACATCAGCGGAAAGCACGCGTCGGTCAGTCCACCGAAGCTGTGCCGGAACTTGCCCGTCGGCGCGTGCCCCTGCCGGTAGCCCGCCAGGTTGAACGTGTAGAAGTGCTTGTCAGCCGGAACGGGGGCATCCACACCCCGGAAGCCGGAGTAGTCGGCCTGCTCGTCGGTGAGGATGACGACCCGGTCGTGACCCTTGTAGGTGGCCTGGACAGCCCGAGCCGTCGGGGTGCCACCACCGATGTTGTAGCCCAGGCGCTGCCAGGAAGCCATCTCGGCCAGCACATCCGCACCCTTCGTGGTCTTGAACTCCATCAGCCACTTGCCGTAGCCCGAGGCGTAGGAGTACAGGTCCACCTGGTTGCCCGCCTTCGCCAGGGCGATGCCGAACAGGGCAGCCGCGTCCCGGCGCTTCATCTCCGAGTGCTCGGAGAACGCGTGACCCATGGAGCCCGACGTGTCGACCAGGACCAGGGTCCGGCCCGGCAGAGTCGGGATGTTCTTCAGAGACATGTCCAGGGCCATGGACAGCGGGCCACCCCAGCGGGAGTGCGGGGCGTTGCGGTGCGCGGCCAGAAACCGGAACGGGAAGATCTTCGACTTCGCCACGGCCTGCTCGTCGCACAGGCGGCCCATGACGTATGCGGCCGTCTTCGCGTCGATGCCTGCCTGGTCGAAGTTGCGCAGGTTGCGCAGCAGCGCGAAGTAGCCCATGTTCGGGATGATCGCCTGCCACGCCTGCGCGTCCATTGGACCCTGGAGCCAGCCCGCCAGGGCCTCCCAGGTCATGCCCGCAGACTTGAGCGCATCCGAAGCCTCGTGCTCACCGAGGAAGCTACGACGCTCAGCAACGGGCCAGCCCATCATGATCTGACGGACACGCAGCATCTTCAGCGACTCGGGGATCTCCACCTCACCGTACTTGCGGGCCACCAGGTAGCCGAACAGGTCCGACTGCCACGGTGCCTTCGCCTGCGGGTGCAGCAGGTTCAGCAGCCGGTCAGGGGTGAACTCCTTCTTGTCCGAGTTGCCGTACTTCATCGCCGTGTACTCGTTGAACAGCTCGGTCATCGCGTCGGCCCAGCCACGCTTCAGCGGCTTCGGGATCTGCGTGTTCGGGTACTTGGAGAAGTAGTAGGCCACGGCCTCACCGACCTCATCCGCACGACCCAGGCCAGCCTTGGCCAGCTTGCGCGACCAGCCCTGGTCACCGGCGGCAACCTGCACCAAGGGCACGTTCTTCAGGACCAGGGCAGCCTCGACTGAGGCGACCACGGCAGCGGTGCGCATGTTGCCCGTGTTGCGCAGCCAGCCGATGAAGCCGAACATCCACTCCGGGTCGGCCTTGGCGACCTCACGGACCAGCTTCACGAACCGGTCGTCGGCCTGCTTCGCGGACTCGTAGAACTTGTCCTGGCCGAACATCGAGTTCGTCGCGAGCAGGAACAGGGCCGACTTGTTCTCGTAGCTGAAACCGGCCGCACCGTTGCTGGTGGTCGTGTCCGGGATCGGCATGGATACCAGGGGGCCAGCGGTCACCCGTGGGATCTTCCGGTTGTCCTTCGTGTTGAACGGAGTCATGCCAGAACCCTTCCTGAAGCGATGAAACGGATGTGACCACGACCCCAGTCGGTGTCGTCAGAAGGGTCGTAGGTCCAGCCCTTCTTGGCTGCCTCACGCCTGGCCGCGCCGATCTCGTCGTAGGTGGACGTAAACGGCGGACAGTCGCAGTCGGGGCCGTCGCACGAGAGCACGATGTACAGCGCTCCACTCATCCCAAACCTCCTAAAAACCAATACCCCGCTAGTCTCGGAAGACAGCGGGGATCAATGGTGAGTGCCCGAGGAAATCAGTCGGCTACGGGTGTGGGTCGCGAGACCTTTTGCGAAAAGATAGCGAAGTACCCGTCGCCTGGGCACCGGGCACCCAAACGTTAGATCCCCAGAGTTTAAAGCGATCTCGGATTCCCGATTATGAGTCGGGGTGAGCGCCATGCTCACTCTGCCATGAGTGGCAGAGACAAGAATCGAACTTGTGAAGTAACCGAGGTCATTGGCACCTGGGAATATATGAAGTTGTGTGTTGCGCCCCCTACAGGATTCGAACCTGTATCCCCGGCTCCGGAAGCCGGTCCTCTATCCGTTGAGGTAAAAGGGCTTTGCGTCCCCACCAGGAGTCGAACCTGGGCCTGTGGTTCCGTAGACCACCGTCTTGTCCTCTGGACCATGGAGACGTGTGGATGCCCGAGTATAAGTCGACTAACCTGCGGCTTTCGCCAGCGCTCTGCCAACTGAGCTACAGCAGTGTTTCCACCACCGAAGGGACTCGAACCCCTGACCTCTTCATTAACAGTGAAGTAAGGCTCGTCTTTGGCACCGGGCATCCGTTTTTAAGTTTTCAAGTTGTAGCGTGCCCGAGGAAAAGTCGGTCCGGCTTCGTAGGCGCGTCTTCCATTTCCGCCACTTCGGCTAGGCCGAAG